AACCTGTTCCCCGTAGCGCAGAGTATTAATAAAACCTATAAACATGCGCAGATCATCGTCTGCGCAGACGACGACTACCGAACCGCCGGAAACCCCGGCGTCACCGCCGCCCAGGCGGCCGCCCTGGCGGTCACTGGAACCTGGTGCAAGCCGATCTTTTCCGACGAACGACCGATCGACAAAAAAGGCCCGACCGACTACAACGATCTGCACCTGCTCGAGGGCTTGCACGTCGTCCGCGCCCAGATCGAAACCCACCTCGCCGGGTTGGTCGGCCAAGCAATCACTACTTCGTCCGGCGCGTTCCCGGCCAAGGGGGGCGGGGATGATGGCGCCATGCTGCCAAGAGTCACTGTCGAAGAGGCGGTCGAGCGATACTGGTTCACCTACGGCATGGGCGGCAAAGTCCTGTTCGACGAACATGAGCGTCGACTGATCCATAAGGATGATGTGCTCAACCTGCTGCCATCGCACGGATGGGAGCAGATGAAAAACCATCCCAGCTTGCGCATCGCACGCGACACCGAAATCGGCTTTGACCCAACCGAAAATGACGCGACCATCCGCTGTAATCTGTTCGGCGGATGGCCGACTACACCCCGTCCTGGAATCTGCACAAAACTACTTGAGCTGCTCGAATACCAATGCAGCAATGAGGCCAACGATGGGGACGTATTCAACTGGATACTGAAGTGGCTCGCCTACCCGCTCCAACATCGTGGAGCCAAGATGCACAGCGCCCTGGTCGTTCATGGCGGCCAGGGGACCGGCAAGTCCCGCTTCTTCGAAGCCTACGCCAAGATATATGGCCCCTACGGCCGCGTGCTCGGCCAGGAGGCCCTGGAAGACAAGTTCAACGCCGATTGGTCCGAGAAAAAGCTATTCATCTTGGCCGACGAAGTGCTCGCCCGGCAAGATATGTACCACATCAAAAACAGGCTTAAGGGCTTCATAACCGGCGACACCATCCGGGTCAACCCTAAGAACGTGGCCGCCCACAACGAAAAAAACCAGATGAACATCGTCTTCCTGTCCAACGAGCGCCAGCCGCTCGCCCTGGAAAACGACGACCGCCGACACCTGGTGCTCTGGGTGCCGCCAAAACTCGACGACGCCTTCTTCACCGCCGTCAACGACGAGATCGATCAGGGCGGCATCGAAGCCCTGCACCAATACCTGCTAGACCTCGACCTTGGCGACTTCAGGCCCTGGACTAAGCCGCCCATGACCAAGGCCAAGCAGGACCTGGTCGAGCTTGGCAGAAGCAGCGAAGAACGCTTCCTGAACGAATGGATCGCCGGGGAGATCGAAGGTCCAGACGGCGACCCGCTGCCGTTCTGCCCCTGCCTGGGGTCGCACCTATACAAAGCCTATGAGCGATGGTGCGATACCCAAGGCGAACGCAAGCGCGGCTCAAAAGACCTCATCAGCCTGGCTGGCAAACTGCCCGGCTGGCGCGCAGGCGAAGCCATGCCAACCTGGACCAGCCTAAGCGACCGCAAGACCAAAAATCGCAAGATGATCGTACCGCCGGACACCGCCGCCATGCCGCCCGGCTACGACAAACTCAAGCGGGAGCAATACCAGACCAAAGCCGAATGGCTCACCGCCTGTTTTTTCGCCTTCGAGACCGCGATGGGAATCCAGCCATGAAACCACGCCAACCACGCCAGAAACCACGCCAGAAACCACGCCACGAGGCCAGTCGTAGAGCCGAAACCACGGCAACCACGCCAACCCGCGCACGTATAGGCGCGCGCGAGACACCACAAAACCGCCACATGTATACACTCTCGCGCGTATACGGTTGGCGTGGTTACCGTGGTTTAAGTGATAACAATGGCTTACAGCGTTTTTGGCGTGGTTTCACCCGTGGTTTTTACCCGTCTTGCCGTGGTTTTGATCAGGTGACCGTATGAAATACGTCACACAAGCCGAATTCGCCCGGATTTGTGGTGTAAATCGCTCCACCGTGCACCGCTGGCTGCACGCCGGCCGTATCCAGGCCGACGAGAAAGGCATGATCGATCCCGATCTGGCCAGCAAGATGCGCGATGCAACCGAAAGCCCGCTGCCCCACCATCAGGCCAGAAAGGCCCAAATCGAGGCCGACAAGGCAGGGATCGCCCCCGGGACAAGTCAAGGTATAGGCCAAGGCCAGATAGGCCCGCAAAACGCAATAGATACCGCAACAGGCGCAACGCCGCCGACAAGGAAACCGCTCGGCGAGCTCGAGCAGCTCCAGCTGCGCAAGACCACTGCCGTCACCCGGAACGAGGAACACAAGGCCGAGCTGTCCGCCCTGGAGATTGACAAGCAGGCCGGTCTGCTGATCGAACGCGCCGAGGTCGATTACGTCCTAGCCGACTTCGGCAGTACGCTGCGCGCGTTGCTCGAAGGGCTTCCGGATCGGCTGGCCGGTGTCATCGCCTCGTATCGTGGCGACGTGAATGCCATCCACAAGGAATTGGAAGACGCCGGGCGCGATCTGCTCGGCGAGATGATCGAACACATGCGAAGGCGCATGGGTGAGATTTGACAATGATCAACCAACACATGTCACCTATCCAGGAGCGCCGCTCCACCGTCAAAATTCCCCACGCCAGCAGCCACCTCTACAAGGTGCTGGCCAAGGCCTGCCGGCCTCGCCCGCTGACCAAGGTTTCGGAGTGGGCGGATCGCCATCGCATCCTGTCCAGCAAGGGCAGCGGCGAACCGGGCCAGTGGCGGACTGACCGGGCGCCCTACCTGCGCGAGATCCTGGACGCGCTTTCGGTTACCTCGCCGGTGCAGCGCATCGTGATGATGTTCGCCGCCCAGCTGGGCAAGACCGAGGTCGGACTGAACTGGATCGCCTACGTCATGGACCACGCGCCGGCGCCCATGCTCACCGTGGTGCCCACGCTCGAGGTGCGCAAGCGCTGGGTGCGCCAGCGCCTGGACCCGCTGCTCACCGAGACCCCGGTGCTGCGCAAGATCTTCGACGCGCGCTCGAAGCGCGACGCGGCGAACTCGGAGGACATCAAGGATTTCCCCGGCGGCATGCTGGTGATCGGTGGCGCCAACTCGCCGGCCTCGCTGGCCTCGATGCCGATCCGATTCGTGCTCTGCGACGAGGTCGACCGCTTCCCGTGGGAGGTGGGCGACGAGGGCGACCCGCTCGGCCTGATCGACGAGCGTACCAAGACCTTCCCGCGGCGCAAGGTATTGCTGGTCAGCACGCCGACGATCAAGGGCCAGAGCCGCATTGAAGCTGAATACAACCTCAGCGACATGCGCGAGTTCCATGTGCCGTGCCCGCATTGCGGCGAGTACCAGGTGCTGCGCTGGCGGCATGATGACGGCAGCTATGGCCTGCGCCACAACGACGCCACCGGCGCGGTCTACTACGGTTGCCGGTCCTGCGGCGAGCGCATCGACGAGCATCACAAGCCGGCCATGCTGGCCGCCGGGCGCTGGATACCGCGCCACCCTGAGCGCGCGGTTCGCGGATATCACCTGTCCGGCCTGTATTCGCCGATCGGCCTGGGCTTCACCTGGGCCGAGTTGTGGGCCAAGTGGCAGGACGCCCACGGCGATACCGCCAACCTCAAGCGCTTCATCAACACCACGCTGGGCGAAAGTTGGGAAGAGAAGGGCGACCACATCGACGACGTGGCCCTCATTGGCCGCCTGGAAGATTACCCGGACGAGTTGCCCATCCTACTCATCACCGCCGGCGTCGACGTGCAGAAAGACCGCCTCGAAGCCAGCATCGTCGGCTGGGGAGAAGGTGAACAAGCCTGGCTGCTCGACCATGTCATCCTGCCCGGCGATACCGCCCGGCCCGAAGTCTGGGAAGACCTGCACGAAACACTCACCGATGTCGGTGTCCAGTTCGCCTGTATCGACTCCGGCTACAACACCAGCATGGTCTACGGCTTCACCGAAAAACGCGCCTGGACTGTGGCGATAAAGGGTGTCACCGGCATGGGTCGGCCACTGATCGAAGACGACCGAAAGCGCACCCAGCGCCTGCGCAACCGAAAAAAACGCGCCGTCCAGGTCGAACCGATCGGCGTCGACCAGGGCAAGGCGCTGATCTATTCCCGGCTCAAGCTCACCCAGGTAGGCAACGGCTACATCCATTTCAAGAACGACGCAGCCTTCGACGACGAATATTTCGCCCAGCTCGCCGCCGAGAGGCTCGTCACCAAGGTGCGCGGCACCCGGCCCTTCAGCGAATGGGTGCAGACCCGGCCCCGCAACGAGGCGCTGGACTGCCTGCTCTACGCCATGGCCGCCATGCGCCTGTCCTGGGCGCGCCTGGCCCGCAAGAAAGCCACTGCGCCAGCCGCGGCCGACAAGTTGGTAAAAAAAACCATCACCCCGCCGCGCCCCGGCGGATTCGCAAAAAACTGGTAGGAGCGCCATGATTGAACATATCCATCAACGCCTGCAGCGCTGGGCCGACTGGCAAGCCAACGGGATGCGCATCAAAGGCCTGGGTTATGCCGCCAGCAGCCTTCGGCCCTGGGTGCCACGCTGCACATTCCGAGCCGATCCGGATTACGATGAAGAAGCGGTCGCCACGGAAAAGGCCATCAACCAGCTTCCGCCCGAGCTACGCCTGGTGGTCATCGTAAAGTACATTCGGCCAGGAACGGAAAGCCAGAAAGCCAGAGACTGCCATGTCAGTCTGCGCACCTACTACCTGCGCGTCGACCAGGCGCATCGCAGGCTGTCCGGGCTGATCGACGATCAGGCCGAGCAGAAAAAAGCGACATGGATAACAAAATCGATCTATAGGGCTTGACACGATTGCATGCTTTTGGCCTAATTCAGGCACGCTGGCGTTTCGAGCGACTACACATAACCCGCAACCGAAAGGAAGGCGGGTTTTTTATTGCCCATGATCCAGATCAGCGTCAAAGCCGACATCAGCGCCGCGTTGGCGAAGCTGGAACGGATCAAGCAGGACGTGTGCGACAAGGCCGTGGTCCGGGCGATCAACAAGACCGCCAGCCAGGTCAAGGTGCAGGCATCGCGTGAAATCCGCGATGCTGGATACCGCATCAAGGTGGCCAAGATCAAAAGCGCCATCAGCCTGCGCAGGGCCAACCGTACCGAGATCGCTGCCACGCTCAAGGCCAACGGTCGGCCCATTGGGCTGATCAACTACGGCGCCCGGCAAACCAAAGCCGGCGTCAGCGTGCAGGTCAAGAACGGCCGCAAGATCATCAAAGGCGCATTCATCGCCACCATGCCAAACGGGCATCAAGGCGTATTCGTGCGCAAAGGGCCAAAGCACCAGAAAACGCAGAAAAACGGTAAGACAGTCTGGTCCGGTCTTCCCATTGACGAACTCTATGGGCCGTCCATCCCCTCCGCATTCATGAACGCGCTGGTGCAGGCCGCGCTCAAGCAAGCGGTGCGAGACAAATTCCCGCGCCTGCTCGACCACGAAATCGCCTACCTGGGCCTGAAACGATGACATTTCCGCAAACCCTGATCCAGGGCGATTCGGCCAGTTGGACCGATGAGCCGTGGGTGCAAGACGCGCGTACCCTGGATTCCTCGGTTTACGCGCAATCCTATGTCCTGCGTGGTCCGGTCAGTCTCACGCTCGCCAGCGCCACGGACGGCCCCGGATGGGTCACCACCCTCACACCAGCTCAAGCCGCCTCCCTCGCGCCTGGCGTCTACTGGTGGGTCGCTCTCCTCGTCGGCGCGACAGAACGCATCACGATTGCCAGCGGAGAGGTGACAGTATCGGCCGACCTCACCCAGCAAAGCGGGATCTATGACGGACGAACACTAGCCGAAAAGGCCCTGTCCGATTGTGAGACCGCGCTGGCCACCTTCCGATCCACGCGGGGCCGCACCAAAAAATACACCATCGGCAGCCGGTCCATGGAATTCGACACGGCCGCCGACATCCTGATCGAGATCAGTTACTGGAAAACGCGTGTGCTCAATGATCGAACCGCCAAGGACATCGCCAACGGCCTCGGCAACCCGCGCAAACTCTATGTGAGGTTCCGCTGATGGCGACCTGGTCCGACGTGCAACGGAAAATCCGCCAGCCGGGTGCGGTTACCCTGCAACGCTGGATGGCGACAGAATCGCCAACCGCCCAGCGCGCACGATCCAGAGCGCCAGTGGTATGGGATGCGCCGGCAAAGGGCCAGCGTCTATATGCCGGCGCCAGCGTCAATCGGCTTAATGCCGACTGGAACCCGATCAACACCTCGGCCGATTCCGAGATCGTCACCAGTCTGCGCTTGCTTCGAGCCAGATCACGGGAACTGGTCCGCGACAACGAATACGCCAAAAACTGCGTCCGCATCGTCCAGAACAACGTGATTGGGACCGGTATCGGATTGCAGGCTCGGGTCGAAACCGCCGGCGGAAAATTGATCGGCAGGATCAACGATAAAATCGAACAGGCCTGGGCCGACTGGTGCAACGCCGACACCTGTCACACCGGCGGCAAGATGCATTTTTCAGATATCGAGCGCGCAATCGTGGCCGCCCTGGTGCGCGACGGCGAAGTGCTCATCCGCAAGATCCGGAAGCCATTCGGCAAAGGCATCATCCCATTGGCCCTTGAGGTCATCGAGGCCGACCGGCTGATCGATTTCTGGACACAGGCCACGGCCCCCACCGGAGCGCCGATCCGGATGGGCGTTGAAATGGACGAATGGCATCGTCCGACCGCCTACTGGATCAACCCGGTACATCCCGGCGATTTCCAGTTCAGCACGTTCGTGCCGAGCCGGTTCGAGCGGATCCCCGCCGACGAGATCATCCACCTCTATATCGTCGACCGCTGGCCACAGACCCGTGGCGAACCCTGGATGCATGCCGCCATCAAACGCATGAACAATATTGGCGGCTACGAGGAAGGCGAGATCGTAAAGGCGCGGGCCAGTGCGGCCGTCATGGGGTTCATCCAGTCGCCTGAACCTCTCGCCGCTGACGCTACGGACACCGATGCCGGCCAGCGGCTGACCGATCTATCTCCAGGCCAGATCAATCACCTGCAGCCCGGAGAAACATTTGCCGGATTCAATCCGAGTTCGCCCAATACGGCCATGGAGCCATTCCTGCGGCACATGTTGCGCAGCTTATCAGCCGGCATCGGCGTCAGCTACGAAAGCCTGAGCCGGGACTACTCACAAAGCAATTACAGTTCAAGCCGCCTCGCACTGCTCGATGACCGCGATCTGTGGCGCGTCATCCAGGGCTGGCTGATCCGTAATTTCCGCCAGC